CAACAGTAAAGTTCACAACAGAACCAGCCACAGCAGGACTTGAGCTACCAGCAACAAAAGCCGCTGTATAACCTGTATCTTCAGTAAATTTTACAGTATAAGTAACTGGGGTTGGAGGTGTTGGAGGAGTTGGAGGGTCTGCTATATAAGGACCATCTACAACTGAATGTACTACTAAATAATTTCTTGTATTTCTCATAATTTTTATTTTTAAATATTACACATAATTCTAAATGCTTTGATAAGTTCCATTTTGTAATCTTATAACACAATACTTAACATTGTAGCTAAATCTGAAGCTATTGTTGCATCAGCTGTTGCTAAAATTAACTGTACTTTCATCTTATCACTATTGCCAGCTCCACCGGGTTTCTTATACTGTAATTCTAATACAAAAACATCATAGTTAATATTATTATCAAAAGTTAATTCCAATTTATCGTTTAAGTCCATAGGGCCATAACAAGGTAAGAAATTAACAGTTGTATAATTATTTAGATTTTCCCACTCTAATGCTCTCAAATGGCAACCTTTTGTAATATCATACATACCCGGCGTTATTGTTGCAATAGTTGTATCTGCGTTTGTATAATGAAAAGCTTGACCTTTTGTGTTCATCATTTCTAAACAAAAAGATTTAAATTGTACCATATTGGGATACTCATATAAATCTCTATAAGGCTCAAAACGTGTAGTATTAGCAGGTAAAGTTAAAAGTAAGCCATCTGTAGAATCATAAGAAACAGTTACTTCGTTTCCTCTTATTATTACATAAGAGCCAGCGGTGATACTTGATAAGAAGTTAGCAGCTGATATTTCTGCTAATGTATAAGATGTTCCGTTAGGCTTTTTCAAATCTGCTAAGAACAACCAAGCTAACATTATATAGCTATCTACACTTCCCCAAGTAGATGAATCATCTTCTACGCAGCAAGCAGTAAATCCAAATTTCATTAAATCTTCTCTTGTAATTACCCATTGCTCTGGATTGTTGTTTTTATATCTGTCTTCAAAATCTTCTATGTTTATTTTAACAGTTGCTGTTTTAAAACAGCCACAGAAATTAGTAATAGAAGAAAGGTCTATTAAAAGAGTAGAATAATTATCTGCAAGATGTTTAGGATGATATATTACTCTCTCTAAGGATATATCATTATTATCTTGCCAAATATCAGGGCTTATCATAGTAGCTCCTTCTGCTGTATTCAGCATTACTCTAACAGCATCATCCTCTATAGCTGGAACCGCTGCAGGTGTTCCAACTAATGCAGTACCAGCTCTATTAAGCCAAGTATGATTGCCGCTTTTTAAATTCATTAATATTCTTATATCTGAAAATTTATTTGTAATCATAATATTTTAAATTTTTGTTTGTATACTCAATAAGACCTCTTGACTTGTTGGTTTCAAAAGATATTTTATAACGTCTTCTTCTAATACTCCTAAATTGTTTTCAAAATGAAAATAGCCTTCTTTTGTACGTCTGATTACGTTTTTACCTATCGCTTTTTTAATTAATGCTTTTAAATTAATTAAGCTGTCGTCTTCTACTAAAAGGTATTCAAGCTTTTCTTTTGTATCTTTTGATTGCATTGCGTCATCTAATCTTACAGATAAATAGTTATCGTCTTTATTTTCTGTGTTTTCATTAAAAATAATAAGGATTAAATTCCTTTTCTTTTCTAATGTTAATTTAGATAATTTAATAGCAAGCGATTGTTTAGATTCAATTTCAGCTGCTTTAATTTTAATATCTTCTGACTCATTATAAATATAATGTGTAGCTCCAGTTTTACTGCCTGTTTTAATCTCTTCTTTGTTCTTATACACATAAGAAGATACTAATAGATATTTCCATTTAAGGAAGTCTAAAATACTTCTGTATGGGTGTAAAAAAAGAGGAGTAACAGGTAATTCTATTTTAATCATTTGACTTAGCCAAAAAGATGGTTTGCCTTCTTGATAAATAGGATTTAAATCATACGGACATTTTTGTTCTGCTAGATATTCTAAATCATCATCATTTAAGCCTGTTGCAAACATATTACTGCCACCTTGTAAATAAGGTGCTATAACATGCTTAGAGGCTACCATTTCTAATTCCTTAGAATATTCGCGTACTCCTTTCCTATCTTCAATAGGACGTATTTCTATTCTAAAATCGTTTAAAGAACTATAATCTTTCTTTATAGTTTTATCTTCTAATTTAGTTTTAATAGAACTAGCTGAAGAATTTTGGTCTTCTATTATTTTATTATTTTTATCTTCCTTAGCCATAATCTTATTTATATACTAATTGTTATACTTATTTATTAATTAACTCTTTTTATTAATTCACCTGTCACCGTTGGGTCAGTTACTTGTATACCTATACTATCACTAATATGAACTTCATAGTAGTCACCAGCATGTTTAGGATTCTTTGAAATGATACCACCGGGACCATAACGACCTTCTATAATTGAAGCACCATATACTTTGTTTTTCTTTACTAAGAATATGTTATTTTTACCAGATATAGATTGATTATTACCACCTGTTACATCTAATATTGTAATACGTTGTGATTCAATAGGAACTCCTGTACGAGGGTCTAAATCTCTATGAAGTTCTTTGTCGTCATTTAACGGATTATAAATAAGTCTAAACGAACCACCATTAGGTAGTCTATAAGATGTAAATTGATAACCTGCCATTAATGAATTTTTATGAACACCTTGTGGGTCTTTAGACATAATATCTGCAGTTGTTAAGATTACAGATTGTTCACCTAACCAAGTTTTAAGAGCTTTATCCAAAGCTTTCATACCATAATGTCCTGTGAAACCAATAACCTCACCTAAGTCTCCGGGGCTTATTCTAGAGTACACAATTCTATCGAAGAATGCTTCTAACAATTCTGCAGATAATTCTGTGTAACCTTCTACATTACCACCAAATTCAATTTGTTGATAAAGTCCTGCACCGGGATTAATAGGATAACCTGAATCTGGGTCTCTAAGTGGTTGGTCACCTAAACGAGAATACAATGCGTGCATTGTTACTTCTTTGTTCATTTGTTGCCAACTACGAGCTTCTGCGAAATCCATCCAAGTATTAAACGTACGACCTTTATCGTCAGTAATAGCAATTTTTAATACTGCTTGTGCTGCATAATCGGTTATACGAAACTCTTTACGAAGTTTTACTAAATTGTTGGAAGATTTGATTTGGCTGGAAGATTCAAAATAACCTCCTGATTCAGCTGCTTCACCACGCATTGTGTAAAATCTTGTCCATTGCCAACCCGGTTGTAAGTATTGGGGTTTAATATACATTTCTGCATTACCTACATAAGTTCTCAATGTGTACAAAAATCCACGTGCAGCAGGTTTTTTATCTACTACAACACAAATCTGAGATTTATCAGAGGAGCCCGGCCCCCATGATTCTCCAATTTGTGCCAAATCTCTATCCACTAAGATGTTAATATCACTACGATATTTACCCGGCGTAGATGTTGAATCCATGCCAGCAGGTCCTTCTAAGATTGTCATTGGGACATATCCAGCAACCTTAGTGTTCCATTGCCAACTTAAGTCATCTATATAACGTGTTTTATCGAGTCCGAACATTCTCTCTAAAAAATTACCTTCGGATAAATCAATAGCATTCGTTCTAGATGCAAAAATAAGTCTAGCAGGGTCAGCAAATATTTCAGGTTTAATCATCATATTTTTGGTAAAATGATTCAAATCTGTCATTCTATGTGAATCAAATTTTACCCTTGAAATTTCTAATTTATTTATTCTTGCCATAAAATTAAAATTTTTAATTAACTATTAATTAAAAATACTCCGCAATGCTTTTTGTTAATCCAAAGGCATCTTTTGAATTTGTGGGAGCATTTTCTTTTTTTCTTTGTATGTTATTATCTATTTTTTTTGTCAAATCTGTCTTAATCACTTTTGAAATTGCTTCCAAATTAAGTGAGCCATCTTTGTTTCTATTCTTTATTAGATATGTGAAATCTAATAAAGCTTTAGGGTTTTTCGGCAATTCATAAAAAATATCTTTATAAAAAGCCGAGATAGTTTGACCGTTTGCTAATTGAAATGATTTGTCTATTAAATAATTTGGTAATGTTTTATCATTTTTTGCAAATACAGTTTCAGCTAATGCAGTGCTTAATGAAGTTTTATATTCTTTTTCTTTTCTAATTAATTCTTCTTGCTGCTTTTTTATTAACTCTTTTTCTTGTTCTATTTTAGCTGCGTTATTTTGTTCTAATTTCTTTTGTGTTTTTTCTACGAAACTTTTTAGTTTCTCAGGATTGTTCTTATAGCCTTCTAATTGCACATCTACATCTTCCTCATCTAGGCCAGAACTTTTTAAATAGTTTCTAGCAAACACTAGTTGTTCTTCTGTAGTAGTTAGTTTATTTTCTGGCATACCTTTTAGAAAGTCATTAATATCTCCTCCGTTTAATTCTAATCTTATTAAACCTTTTAAAGCAGGAGATAAAGCCTCTATCTGAGATTCCATACGAGCTTCTTGTGCTTTATTTAAAATATTCTCTAAATCTTCTGATGAGGGGTTTTCTGGTATTTCAATGTCTTCTTGTATAAATCCTATTTTCTTTAAAAAAGTCATTGCATCTTTGTCAGCAAAAGATTGCACTTCTTCTCCTTTTTCATCAGTAGGAGTCTCATCGAAAGTGTCATCGAATAAATCAGTATTAGTTAAATCCCCGTCTTCGATAGGTTGTACTTCAAAGGAATCTGGGTCTTCTACTACAATGTTATTTTGTTCCAGCTCCTGTGCAATAAGGTTATCTTTTTCTAAATTTTCCATATTGTTAATATTCTTATAATTATATATTCCTGTAAATATAATAATAATTTTTGAATTAAAAAATCTTTTTTACTTTTTTTAAATTTTTTTCTAGCTCTTTTTCAGTATTAAAGTATTTTACCATTGTTTTTGTCTTAATTCCGTAATTCTTTCTTATTGTAGAATCCACTATAACTCTTCTAAAAAGCACATCTGCATTTTTCTGTGCTATCTGATAAGGTAAGCTCTTATCCTTTAATATTAAAATCATGCTATTTTAATTAGGAAATCTGTTATGATTTTTATTAATCTATTATTTATCTCTTCGTTTTCTAATAATACAATATCTTCTTTGCTATCTTGAAACAACCATTCTAATAATATACAAGGAGGATTAGACATTAATTCTATAAAATTCTCTTCTCTTAATCCTCTCCAAAAATACCATTCTGGTTGATTCTTTGGTGTTAAATCTGAAAATTCTTTTTTTAAATCTTTATATAAAAGTTCTGCGTATTCATCTGATTTAGTTTGTCCTCTACTTGTAAAAGCGCAAACACCTCTTGCTTCTAACCAATTTTTGCCATTACCTGCTGCGTTTGTATGTAAGGCAAAATAAATACAATTTCCTTTTGTTTCAGCCCATATCTTATTTGTAGGCAATACTCTATTATAATATATACTTGAAATACTTGGTTCGTTTTCTGGCGCTAAGTATTCACAAGGAATCCTTTTGCCTTTTAAATTTATCCATACCTGAGATAAGATTTTGCGACTAAATTCATATTCCTTAAATACGCCATCAGGAGATTGTTTTCCCGGAGTATCTTGTGCATGTGCTGGACTTAAAATAATTGTCTTCATAATTTATATATTTATTTTTATTTTCTAAATCTAAAATTAAGTTGTACCCCTATTCCGAAGTAAGGCCCAACATCTAATGTTTTGTGGAATAATCCGTATTGACCTCCAAACCCTATTTGAGTTCCTATACTGATTAAAGGACTTTTTATTACCTCTTTTGTAATTACAGTATTTGTTTCATAGTATTTAAACTTGAGCTTATTTAATTCTATTTTAAGGTCTCTACTAATACTATCGTTTTCTATTTTAAATTCTGATTTTGCTTTTAAAGACAACTCTATTGAATCATTTTTTAATTTATATTCTATACTATCTTTATATATATTATCTGATAATTCTTTTGTAATATAAATATAAATTAAACTATCTCTTCTGACTGTATCTAATTTTGTATAATAGATAAGCTTTTCTTTTATTACTTTTTTTTCTATAACTGTATCTCTATATTCTATTTGTTTTTCTATCTTTATTATTTCTTTTTCTATTGTTTTAGGATTCAATAAAGTAAAAAGAAAAAAGAATAAAGCGAGTATAAGAAGTACCCCTGTTATTATTATAGATGTATATTGTTTCATAATTACTTACTTGCTTTTTTTACTTTTGCTTTTTGTTTCTTTTCCTGATATGCTTTAAGATTGTTTTCTACTATTTTTCGCATATCTACTATATAAGAGTTACCATTGTATTTCTTTACATAAATATCATATTGTTGGTCTGCTACTGGTTTAAGCTCTAAATATCTATCTGATGGTAATGCATAAATAATACTCAAAACTGTTTTAAGATTGTTTTTTGCAGCTTCCTCTAATAAGGTTTTATAATCTTTATCCATCTGAATAAATCTTTTTTCCATTAAGCTATGTTCTCTTTTGTTCTCTTCTATGTATCTAGTGAAAGGACTATCTTCTTCAAACATTAAAGCTTGCCACATTTTTACCTCGTTTATTTTTGCACTTGCCTCTAAAACATTTTCCTCTATCTCAGATTTTTTCTCATTTGTTTTCTTATCTCCGTAATATTTAATAAGCCATTTTATTAATGCAAATAAACCGCCTGACCCCCCTAATATCCCCACTATCAAGCTTACCACATTTGTTGTTGTCATCATTTCAGTCTCCATATTATAAAGTTTTGTAAGTAATTAATTATTTTACAAAAATAATAAAATTTTTGAATAAAAAAAATATTTCTGAAAAATAAATCTCAGAAATATTTGCAATGAAAATAAATAACTAAATTAACTAATCAAATAAAAAATCAACACTGTAAAGATAGCATTATTTTTTAAAATAAAAAATATTTTATTGTGTAGCTAAATCTTCTACCATTTTTTTCGTAACCTTCTTACCCTTACCAAATAACTCTGGTGTTCCTTCTGGCGCAACATCTCCACTCTCTATTGTCATATTTTGTTGAGCCTCTAACTCTTGTAGCATGTGCCAAGCTGTTTGTACAAAGTCATTAACACCATCTTTATTCTTATCAACATCAGGATTATAAGAAGCTCCGAGAGCAATGTTAGAAACAACAAAGGTTTTACGCTTTTCTCGCTCCTGAACCTTGATAATTTCTTTTTTATGTTCTGTTTGTAAGTCTTCTAATTCTAATGCAATCTCTCTTTGTTTTTCCAACTGCTCCATAGCAGCTTGTTGCTCTGCTTGTTGCTGTTGTTGTAGCTGTTCTGCTTTTTTCTGTTCCGCTGCTTTTAAATGCTCACGTATTTCCTGTGGGTCATCTAAATTGAGAACAGCTAATATATCAGAAAGATTAGCTTGTCCTGTTTGTAAAGAAGCATGTGCTAATTGTTGGTACATTTGTTTTAATTCAAATTTCTCAATGGACCTTCTAACAAAGACACCAAAGGTAGAATTTAATAATAAGTCTGAATCTACATTTAAGGTTTGTTGAGATAAGTCATCTAAAACAAAACCTATACTTTCATTATTCTTATAGCAAACCTTTGCATTTTCAATAAGAGATTGTAAAACTTTTTCTATAAACTCTTCGTGTTTAGATATTAAGACAGAAACTATATTAGAAGATTGTTCTAGTGTAATCTGAGTATTTCCCAGCGCAGCATCTTTTGCTATCTGTCCTTCTATTGCATCTGGAATACCTACTGCTCTTCCTGCTTGCTGTCTTACGTATTCAGCTAGGCTTATGTATCTCTGTATATCACTTGCAGTAGATAAGTCTAGTACCCTTGCAACATTATTTAAATCCCCCGGTTGATTTCCTTCCTCGTTTGGATTTATCCACATCATACCTAATGCCTCCATATAGTATTGAAATTGTTTCTGGTCTATACCAGAGGAGTTAGGTACTGCGTTTATATCCATTAGAACTTTTTTACCTTTATCTGCTGCTAACAATAATTCTAATCTATACATTATAATATTATACCAATATTGATAAGATTTTAATCTATCTACTAATGATTGAGATTGCGAATTTATAGCATCATGTACAATACCATAATAAGGTAATTTACAATAGAATAAATTATTAATGTCTTTAAACTGCCCAGATAAGGGTTGCATTCTAACATAGATAGGTTCTGCTGTTCTTATCTTCCATGTCTCGTAAACCTCGGGATACCATCTCCATTCTACAACAACGTCTCCTGCCTCTTTTTCTACCTTATAGACCTCATCTACTATTGTTTGCTGCATATTTCCTGTTTCAGGGTCTAGGTACCAAAGAAAACCTATTTTACGTAATCCTTTCCAAACACAGTGTATCACAGAGATAGTGTTTATATTTTCCTCATAGTTCTCATCTACAAAAGAGTCAAAAGCATCTTCTGATGAGGCTCCTGTGCATTCATATACTCTATCTATTTCTTCGTCAGATAATTCACCTCCAAAATATTCCACAACCTGTGAAGCAGATAATCTGTATTCATAGGAAGCTCTTTCTCCGTCTTCTATGCAGCCTGTTTCAGCAGATACATCAAAACATAATCTCATTGGATTAACTAATTTAACAACAGGCTCATTGTTTATTACACCTGAGTATAAGCATTCAACACCTGAGATACAACCATGCTTAAAAGCCTCGTTTTTTAAATCATAAAAGTTTAATTTAACCAATAAGAATTTTAATAATTGATTGGCTAAGACCTCTACGGGTAATTGATATTTCCGTTCAAAGTAAACCCTCAATTCATCAGGAGTCATTTGCATTGCTTGCGAATCTATTTCCTGACTTGCCTTTTCCAATAAAGCAGCAGTCTGTTCATCTATTCCTTCTGTGTTTTCTTGCGCACTTTGTAAGGCTTTTGCATATTCAGGGTCTTGCTCTGCTTTCTGTTGCGTTAGTTGCTGTTTAATCGGCTCCATTATTTTCTGTTGAACCATTGCCATTATCTGCCCAAAATACTCCTGTTCTCTTTGAGTAGTAGCCTCTGGATTAACTGCAATAGCTCTCCATAGAAATGGCATCTTCTTTTCCATTCCTAAAACTGCTTTTACCTTAGGAGAAATAATATCTCTGTTTACCATTCTAGCGGGAAGTTCCCCCAGCCCTTCTCCTAATGGTTTACAAACGTATCTAAAATCTTCTTCATTTAAGATATTATTATATAAGTCATAATTAATTTTCATTCTAAGTTTATCCTGTTTCTTCCAAAAAGAAAAATTAAGATTGCTCCCAAAATGTAAGGTATCTAAATAATCGGCATTGTCTTTATACCATTGTTTATCTTTTTTATTTTTCTGTGTCCTTGACAATTTTTGTTTAATCGGTCCCATAGCTTAATATATTATCATTGTTATTACTAAATAAAGTTGGCATCATTTCTTTTAATTGAGTGAAGCCTATATGTTCTTTTTTCTCTGCATAAACCTTTCCAAGAGATTCTTCCTGACATTGTATCATAACCATTATTAAAGCTGATATGTAGTCAAAGTTTCCCTTTCTATTATATTCTAAAAGTTCCTCTAAAAGCCTTGGGCTATATATAAATTCTAACGCTCTTATAGGATTTTCATTCTCTGTATAGTCTTGTACCTCTAAAAGCCAATCTTTTATATACCTTTCTCCTGCATCTTTTAAAGGTCCATTCATGTGGCAGCCATAGGTTCTCTCTACCTTTGAATCTTTTATATTTTTTGATATAACTGCATTTGGCTGTCTTGCTAGTAAATAAAGTTTTTTAAGACGTCTAAAATAGTTCTTGGCGTCGAAAACGTTATTCTCATACATTATCTTCGTATTGTATAGTTCTGCTAATTGCATTGCTATGTAGTGGCAATCCTCTACTGAATCAGGCCTTCCTATATAATCCGCTACTATTATATTCTTAGTAAAGGAATATGAATGAACCCCTTTATACACTACTATACAAGCTAAAGAGGAACCTTTATCCTGACTTACAGGGTCATACCCTATTTTGTATAAGCCTCTTGGTGCATCGTATATAGGTTGTTCATACATTATAATCTCACCTGTCTGTTCTGATGTTACATTTCTATAGGAAGAGATTCTATTATCCTGCCCTAATTTTGGTTTGTATTTTACATCTGTGCCCTCATAATATAATTCTACAGGCATTCCTTTCTTTATATCTAATTCCTTTGCTTTAACAATAGCTAATTGTTTTTTAATTTCAATAGAAGGAAAGAAAGAAGAAGATATAGAAGAGAAAGCCTCCCTTGGAGACAAAGGATTTTCTATCATCTTACGTATGATGGTTTCCGCTGAGGCTCCTTTTGCTATTAAATCTCTTCTATATTCTAATATATAATCTCTTGCTTTTTCTAAATCTGAATTGCCATTCTCATCATAGAATCCCACCAGTGTGTAGTTAGCTGGGTGAAAAAATCCTGTTCTCTCTCCCGGTATCATAGGGTCGTAATTATTTAAGAAAGACATAAAATCGTGTGCCTCTGGGTTCATAAATATATCTGCATAGTCAAATGCATCTTTTGTTAGGTTACCAGATGTTCCGAATACTGTAATCATACCTGTTTTTACTACCCCATCTTTTGCAGTATCTACTATAGCCTCAATTGACTTCTTCAATAGCCCCACCGGCCCAAATGCCCCCGCCTCTTCTATAAAAAAGTCTTCTGCTGATTTACCACGACCTGCATCAGGGTCATCAGCAAAAGAGATACAGATGACAGAAGATTTTAAACCTTTTTCTATCTGTATCCCATTTTCATATACATAGTAAGAAGCTCTTCTTTTTCCTTCTGCTGGCTTATTCATTGCATCAGAAGGAGTAGCCCAAGCTGTATTAGAGTTTATAAAGTCAATATTCTTATCACACATTGAGTATAAACCTTCTGGGTATAAATACTTTTTATCATAAGCCCCGAAATAGGTTACAGAATTTGGCCTAGTAAAATAATTACAAGCCCCTATTGAAGCTGCTTTATGCGAATATCCTTTTCTACGCCCTTTACCTATAATAAGGTTGGAACCTCCTCTTAGGTCTTTAATATTTATGTCTACATCTAGCCTGAGACCTGCGAATAATCTTTTTACCTTTGCGTCTGTACAAGAATCATATTCATAACCAAATATCTTTTCTATCCCATATTTTGCAATCTCACGTACCCAGAAATAATTATAATCCCCGTCCCAAAAATCCGGAAACCCTTCTATTTTAGAACTAATCTTCTGCCCTCGAATAGTTCTCATAATAGGAGTATAATTTAGATAGAAATAATGATAACCTGTTATTCTCTCTCCCTCCACCTCATAACCATTTATACAACGATTACGTTCAGTATGCCAATAATCATACCATTCAGGAGAACCTTCTGGCGCAGAGGTATAATACCCAAATTGTTTAAAATGAGTTGCTGCTGGAGAAAATAATATGCTATTAGTCCAAAGACCTTTTCTATCTCTAATCATTGAAGCTTTCTACTTTTGCAAATATTGATATTGTTTTATCAGCTCTGATTCTCTCTATCTCTTTTCCAAACATTTCCTTCTGAACTTTTTCTTCTAGATTTCTAAGGTTTTCTAATACCTTATCTGAATCTAATAGAGCTGATGTTAATTCTTTTGGTTTGTAAATAGGCAGTCCCATTTTATTCTTTTCTGTTAAATCAACAGTATTAAAAAAGTCTTTCATTTTTTCTGCTGCCGCCTTAGCCGCTAAATAATAAGAATAGGTTAAACTACCATTAGTTTGAAATTCCTCTATTAGCGCAAGAGCCTCCCGTATATCCTCATTAGGTGTATAATCTGGGTCATTGAAATATAATTTGCCTAATATCTCTTTTCTCTTTTTCAAAGGATAACCTGAGTATGGGTTTGATTTAAGGGAAGAAGATATAAATTCTATATAAGCAAAAGTATCTAAAGCTTTTTTCTTGGAGGCAGAAGTATCTTTATCCCAAATCTTTTTAATCTCTGGTAACATCAAAGCCTCTGCTTTCGGTATTACCGCATTATTTTTTATCTCAAATAGAAACGCCATATTTAATTTTGTATTACAGGTGCTTTAATAATATAAGTATAACGTGCTCCGTCCTCAAAAATAACATTTGCTTTTCTTACTATCCAAAATCTAGCTGCTGAATTAACAGTAGTAGATATAGTAATTGTGTTCTTAGTGTGAGTTACTTTATAGCCACAAGAGCAAAGGCCTTTTGCACTTCTAATAGGTTTGTCAACCTCCCAGGTGTAAGATACATTACTTCCTTTTTTAACAGGGTCGAGTACCTGAGTAATTTGATTTAATTCTGCTATAATTGTTTGCATGATTTATATTTTAAAATATGGTTTTTCACGGGTTATAAAACACAGATGAGAATTTGGACAGTTGTCTGTTTTACGATTAACACAGATACTACATTCTTTTCTTTTAAATCTTTCCCATTTATCTGCATTCATCATAGGTGGGTAACAATTTCCACCACAAGATTTCTTAGCCCAAAATAGATGAGGTATTTTACAACCACATTCTAAACACTCGTTATTATCGATACAGTCTAACCTTGCTGTTTTTTGACGGTATTCAAATTGTTCTCTAATATGTTGCCTAATTAAACTAGGCCATAGTCTGTTTGCATGATACCTATACATACCTGAGATATAAGCCCAGATGTTTTGTAAAGTAATTTCTTTTAATCTAATCATAATCTTCATCATTAAAATCGTTAATATTATATTTTTTATCGTTGTTATATATCTCTGTTGCTTTATCTATATACATTACAAAATTTCCAAGGTCTAGATATGGAATAGTAAGGTTATTGGGCTGGGTTCTATTTCTAGCATAATTGTAGTACAACCAAAAATCTCCCTGTAATTCCCTGTGATAATCTCTCAATATAGCCGTGACGTCTTCTAAAGATAGCCCCGGCATCTGCTCCTGAAATTTATCGTAAAATTCTTTTACCTGTTTATCATGTCTAAATGAATATCTCATAATAATTTGTTTATACAAAAATAAACAAAATATTTGAAATATAAAATAAAGTTTTGAGTTATGTACTTTTTTTATGAAATTAAGTAATTGTTTAAGCTATAATTATAGTTATGGTAAAACTGTGAATGACTGTCTGGGGTATACATAGCCTGTTTCATTTAATAAAAAAAATTACGAAATACCCCCCGGTAGTGAATTTTTGTAAAAAGTTTTCAAAGTATTTTAAATTAAATATTTTTCTATATATTTATTTATATATTATATTTAATTTAATGTATAAGCGCATGTGTATGGCATAGTATAATATATTATATTTAATATTATGTTATATAACCTTTTATATATAATAATAAATTAAAATACTATATACTTTATAATATATAATAATTAATTATAAATACATATAGCCTTTTATATTTAATATAATTATAAATACAATAACCTATTTTATATAATATATAATTAAATACAATAGCCTTTTATATATAATATATAATTAAATACAAAATACAATAACCTTTTTTATTTAATATATTATCTATAATTATTATATATAAAATACAAATAGCCTTTTATATATAATAAAATATAATTATAAATACAAATAGCCTTTTATATTTAATAATCAAATTAAATACAAATAGCCTTTTATATATAATAAACAGATTATGTAATTATTAATTATATAGCCTGTTTATTATAATCAAGAAACTAATGGTTGTTTTATCATTAAATAAAACGATAGTTCGATTCTATCAGTTTCACCATGCAAAGCAATTCCGCAATGCAGTAGAAAACATTTATCATGAAAATAAACGTTGCAACTTTTAAAGCTATGTGGCCATCAGTGGGTAATTTACACGCTCCTTCTTTCACTTTTAAAATTGGAGATACAGAAGCTTATATCTTCTGGACTGCAATTGAAGAAGCTGAAATGAGAGGTATTGCTGAACTTCAAGGTGAAGTAAGAATGAGTAAAACAGGTCCTAAGATTTGGTTTGGTCTTTATAAAGAAGAGAAGAAAGAACTTGTTGATTATTCTCATCTTTTAATACAAGACTAATAGCAAAAAAGTTTGAGTCTGATATAGCTCATAATATATCTAGTAAGGTACCTCTGCTAAAGTAGTGCCAAAGTTAAATAATATTTAAAAGAAATAGACCAGAAATGGTCTATTTTTTTTTTTTTTTTTTACGGCTACACTCACTCACTCACTCACACAACACACAACACACTTACTATATATACTTCCTACATACAGGCTACACTTTCACTCACTCATTACATACTTACTTATTATTATTATTATCTACATGCACTCAATGTATGCAAGTGGCTACATGTTCTCACTCTCATGGCTACATGTTCTCAGGCTACACGTTTACTCACTCATACTTTCTCTCAGCATGAACAAAAAAAAAAACAGCGAGCTGTTACACTCACTGTCTTTTAATAATTTAGTCAAACAATTCATTAGTCAAATCTAACTTCTTGTTACCATCAGGTAGCATAAAGATATACTTGTCTAAATCAGCATTATATGCTGCAACTAAGTCTTTCGCTCCGATAGCTTGAGCTTTTTGTACTACATCAAGATATACAAAACCTTCTTTGTCTCCTGCTTGAAACGTAATACTTTTTTTGTTGCTACCATCATCTCTTTTAGGCCATTTTGCCACTAAAGTTTCTACTTTAATTTTCATACTTTTATGTTTTAAGGTTAATATTATAAGAAAGGGGCTATAGAAAGAACTAAGCATGAACATGAACGTTACATAAACATAGCATAAACATAGCTAGTTCTAAGCGGTGAGTGAGTTTGTTTTATCACTCGTCATCGTCATCGTCATAATCGAATATCAGAACCGGAACTACACAGTAGCTTCTTGAGCTTTCTATGTAGTTAATGTCTAGATATTCTAATTTGTGTTCTAACGCAAAGGTTAGGGTAGCTCGAGAAACAAATGTTTCTACATCGTTAATCTTAAATCTGAAATTACTTTTTAATTTATTGGTTTCTAATTTAGGCCAAATCCTAACTAAATCTTCTACTTTTACATTCATAACTATTTGATTACTAGATTATTGTTATTAAAAAAAGGGGGATATATTAAACGAAAAGTATACTTATATATAATATACGCGCGCGCGTGTAAAAGCAGCGAACCGGCAAAAATCCTCAAAAGAGTAGTTTCTGTGTAGAAAGAAGTAAATTTGAGTAAAAATTGTTAATAAGCTAATTATTTATTAAAAAAGTGAAAATAAATTTTTTTATGTCGTAAAAAATGATTATCTTGCGCTGTAATCAGTCGCATCGACAATCAGTCGCTGCCAATACTATGTAAACCTGATTATCCAAAAAACAGCAAACTTTACTAGTTATTATAAGTATAAGGCAAAAAAGATACTCAAAATGATTTTCTTTAAAAGAGCTTAATTCTTTGGATTTTGAACTTAGAAAAAAGAGATTATCAAGAAAAGAGCTATCAATTTGAATTAAAACTGATAGCTTTTCTTGAAACTATGACAAAGTAAAAGTTTATTTCGAGTAAAATACTTTATTTTCCATTAAAGAACAAAATTCAGAAAGAGAAATACTTTTATTTAGATTTCTGAATTTTAATTGTTGAGCTCTTAAACTACTCTTTTGAGGGTCATAAAATAAATTACCTGTAGTAGGGTTTTTCGACAAATAATTAGCTTCTACGATTTCTAATCGTTCTAGATTTAAATGTCTTTTGTAAGGATAAAAAATCTGACGTAATTTAGATGCAGCTTCTGGATTATTCTGTTCAATAGAATAACAATTAAAAACAGATTCTTTATTAGTAAATTCTGCTTCTAGAATCTTAATATTTGATTTGTTTACTGCTTTTTTACTATCCCATACTTTTAGGGATTTGATTCTTGGTCTCTTTGTTTTCTTTGTTTCCATTACTATTTATTTATTTGTTAATTATTTACTGATTAATAGATTATTAAAAAAAAGAGGTTAGATAAAACTAAAATAGCTCTATCTAACCTTTGTAAATAATAATCAAATAAATAAAACAATGAGAAAATAAACGTAATAAAAAACTATTGTTTCTTTTTATTCAATTTGTCGGCGTAAAGCTTCTCAGCTTGGTCGTTGCCGAATATCGCTACATAATAATCATAATAGATTGATTTATCTAGCGTTTTAGAATTTATTATCGGACAGTAATGTCGATAATAATTACCCTTTTTGCTGATTTTAGGCTCATATAAGCTATTATTAGCAGTTTTACAGACTTCTACCCCATCTTCAAATTGAAAGCCAGTTAAGGTATCTGTAAACATCTCTGTTTTAGGGTCTACTCTTTTTATTACCTGTGCATCACTTCTATTAGTGTTTAAAAACAATAATAAAAACAAACCGATAATAATAGTACTTTTAAATAAAAAATCTTTTATAATATTCATAATTTTTAGTATTTAATTAAAGAAAAGAGGTTAAACAAGACGAAAATAAATCTAATTGTTTTATTTTATATGACAGAGCGTAAAACCCATCCCATCGCTTTAGTGTGGGTGGGTAGTTCACTTGTTTTTAGCTATTAGCAAATGCTATGAGAACACCTCGTAACTACCATCTTTTTTACTGATTTTCATTACGCCACATTTAGACTTGTCTTTTTCAAATTGGTTATTCAAAAACAGAAATTCTTTCGACTGAAAAGAAGAACTTGAATATCCGTAATGTTCACCAGTTTCGATGTTGTAATAATTACTGTCAATGGAGTAAACACAACTATCTTTAATTAGATATGGGGTTTTAAAATGGTCAAATTCCTTTTTCTCAACACCGTTTTCATCAATAATACACCATCTACTTTCTAAATACTTTCTTTGTAATTCAAGTTCTTTTCTGTTTTTGTTAGGATAGCATTTTTTTATAAAATCATAATCACAAATAGCTTCTACATATTTAAT